CTGATCCTATATTAATATTTTGTCTTGTCATTTTTTAATCCTAATAAGTCTATTTATACTAGAAAGATGAATCACTTAAATATCTTGTGAACATATCGTTATCCATTGTTTCAGTTGCTAATGAGAAGTCTGGTGTTGCTCCACCAGCACTATCTCTAATATCACTATCATCAAAAGTAAATGAATTTACTCCAATTAACTCATCTATGCTTGAATAAAACTTTTCTAACTCTACTGTTGTTAAATTTTGGTAAACATTTACCAATTGATTTAGTCCAATTCTAATATTTGTGCCATCTGAATCTATTAATAATGTTTCTTGTACAAATGGAATAGTTAAAGGAACCGAAGCTTCAGAAATTAATGCCGGACCGGATAACACTGCTGAATCACTAAAAATTATTGAATGATTCGAAGAATCACCAACTAAACTTAGTGTAGCTTCAGTATCTGATACAACCTGCCCTTCAAAATAAAAACCTGCTGGGTGTATAAACTTTTTATATAATTCGTTCCATTTACTTACGTCGATCGGTGTTTTTACTTGTAAACCAAATGTTTGAAATAACGCATTGTTTTGTATAAATTTTAAAGATTCAGTTCCTATTGTACTTGCTGAATCACCAATGTTAAATACAGATTCTTTACCATAAACTATTTCTGCTTTTTGTTGAAAAAACAATCTAAAAAATTCTTCGGCTGAAAAGCGAGAACCTTTTAATCTTAAAAATTGTGCAAGTCTTCTTAATGCAAATCTTGTATCAGTAAAGTTACCACCAGTTTCTAAATTAGCTGCAAGTTCATTTACATAGCTATTTAGTAGCTCGTTTGGCATTTCACCAATATCTTTTGTAGCAAATATTTGTTTTAGATCATCACCAAAAGAGTGCGTTGCGTCTGCTGAATCTAAAAAATCATAATATTTTTCTATAAAAGAAACAAGTTTTGGAAACTCGCTTGTGAAGTATTCAGGTAAAGCTTCACGTACTTTTCTTACTTGAAAGTTTTTAAATCTTCTTTTACTTGCAAAATCAATCGCCATTATAGAGTAACCTGTGTATTTTGAAAATCAAGTACTGCTCTAGATGTTGATAAGCTTGTATCAATATCAAGAATAAAGTTTCTTAGAGGTCTTACGGTATTTTGATTTGCTGGAGTAACGTTTAAATTTATTTTATTTCCTTCAAATCCAGTCGGTTTAAATCCTACTAAAGATATAATACCAGATGTACTGTCAAAAGATCCAACATTATCTACTTCAACACTGCCATCTACCGATATTATTTGTAACTTATTTGAGCTTAATAAATTTCTAATGAAGCAAGTTTGATTGTTAAATGTAAAATTTGTACTTCTAACTATATAGTCAGTTGAACTAGGCTCTGCGATAGTAACGGGTAAAGAGATACTATATGCTAATGAAACATTTAAAGTAGGTATGAAACCTTGTCTTAATTGAACTTCCATTTTTGAATTTAATATTGCTGGATCTAAAGCATCAATTAATGTTAATAAGTTTGATCTTCTAAATACTTTATTAAACTTTTTTAAGTTCGTAGTAAAAAAATTATTAATAGTATTCTGTACTAAACTTTGTATAGCTTGCGGTGTTGAACCAGTTAAATCAGGATCTAGGTTAAAGGTAGTAGTTAACACCATATTAGTAGTAACAGGATCAACAAATTCTGTATCTATTGACATTATTGATAGATTATCAGTAAGTTCAGTTTTAATTCTATCTTTTACGTTTTGTTGTGTATCATCTGATATATTATCTTTAAATTGTAAACCTACAAAAACTTTTCCATATATTCTTGGTACATTATCGTTTCCACCAAAAGAAGTAACATCATTTATAAAGGCACCAAACTTTGTTTGTATTAAGGCTTTGTAATCTTCAGCTGTAACTAATCTTCTTTGTGATGAAAAGGCAAGAGGTGCATTTTGTCTTATTGATTCTATACTTTCTTTTAATGAACCACCTGCTGAATTACTTTCGGTTATAACTGTAATGTTAAACTGAACACCATTAACCGTAACTATAGAATCAGTAGTAAAAGTCGTTGCACCGTTTGCAGTTGTTCCTACAGTTGAAAGATAGTCAATAACAATTTTGTTACCAGCTACTGGAGCTTTACCAGTTGAAATACCATCACCAAAAACTATTTCGTAAAAACCATTTGGTGTTTCTTTAATTTGATAAAAAGTTGAATCATCCGTAATTCTGATAGCATCAACTAAACTTGTATATGTTTCGAAAGTAGTTGAAGATGCAGTTGGAAAAACTCTTACACGAATCGTGCTTATATCCATTGTAATGTCTGGTATAACAAAAACTTGTGTATCTGAGGTATCACCAACAAAAAATGTTTTTGTTTTTTCTGTTCCTTCGAACACTGGTATTGAAGTTCCATCGTCTTTATTTAAAAATTGATATGCACCATTACCATCATCTGTTCCTACAAAATTTTCTCTTGTACGAAACGTATAACTGACGTCATTAACAGAACTCGTAAAAGTTGTACCTCTTGGTAAAGTAATCGTTGTAGGTCTGTTAGTACCTGTAACTAATACAGATAAATTTAAGCCAGCTTGTGAAGAAGTAAAGGATCGCGGAACATAACCTAATCCTTCAGCAAGAGCTACAACAGAACTTCTTAATTGTGCACTGTTTATAAAAGATTCATTTAATGCAAAATTAGCAGTTAAACCGTTAAAATGAGTATTATAAGCTAAGACGTCTAATATGTTACTTAATCCAGAAGCTTCAAAATCGTAATCTTCAAACTCTGACTGTTGTTTTAAGAAATCTTTTAATCGACCTTTAATAGTATCAAAGTCTAATTGAGTTGATTTAATAGTAGTTGCCATTACCTTAACCTCGTTAGATTTAATTCAGTAGTTACTGTTTCGTTACTGTTAACAACTCTAAATGTTACTGTTACTTTAACTTCGTTAGAAGTTTCTCTTAAATTTGTCGATACGTTTAATACAATGGCTCTTGGTTCAAATATTTCAATTGTTTGTATTATTCTATCTTTTACTTCTTCATCGTTAAAATCTGTACTTAATGAAAATAACAATGAATTTAAATTAGCACCATATCTTGGTAAAAATGGTTTTTCCGCAAAGTTTGTTAACAAAATATTTTTTACTGCTTGTTTAACAGCAGCAGCATGTTCTTTTTTAAAAATATCACCAGATGCTTTTTTAGCAAAAGACAAATCGATATCTTTCGAAAATTTTGGTTTCGAAGTTATAACTTGTTTGGAACCTATGTTTCCATCTTCTACTGCAAAAGCTCTTATTGGCATAATATCCCTTTATCCTATTTATACAAGTTCTTTTGATTCTTCATCTGTTCTAAGTACTTCTATCAATTCATTTGTTGCTTGAGTTATGTTATTATATCGAGTTTCGAATTCATTCTTATATGTAACTTGATATGGTGGTATTATTTCTGGCATAGTAATAATAATTTGAACGTTTAATGAATCATCCGGATTAAAATTATCGTAATCTAGAATCATTTTTTCATAATTTAAATTATCTTTAAAAAATACAGCCAAATCAAAAGTTTTTTCAGTTGCCATGTTTCCTTTATTATCAATTAATTCATATACTACTGTTCTTCCTCTTGACATCAAGAAATTTATTCCATCACTTACATCTAGGTTTTCACCAGATTCTGGTCTATATAAACCTTCGACAGGTACTAATCTAAAATTTTTAAATTGAACAGGCGCATCAGAAGAATTTATTAATTGTAAAACTCCAGTGTGTAACATATATTGTTTTGCAAGTCTCAATCTTTCTTCTTCATTTAAGATGTGAGTTAAAGTAACAGGATCTCCATGAGGTGCGACAAACTTGGCCATTGTTATACCAGGTGCTAGCTTTGTTCTCATCGTAATAGGTAATCCTGCTGCTACTTGATTTACAGGATTAAAAGTCGGTGCGACATAATAATCAGTTTTAACGTTTGTAATTTTATCTGACTTATATAATTTTGCTGGATTTCTAGATCTTCCTAGAGGAACACCACCTCTTACTGCTATCTTATCTTTACCAACTGATCTTCCAGTAGCGGCTGGTGTCATTCTTGAAACGTGTGGAGATAATACACCGTCAGTTATACAAGCACCAATAAATGTTTCATTTCTTGCATTATTAGGATCTCTTAATTTTGATCTTACTTGC